GCCGCTGGCGGCGCGGCAGCGACCGGCGGCTCCTTCTTGGCGAAACCTTTGATTTCGTTGGTGATTTCGCCGGTGTCGTCGCGCTTGCGGCACTTGACGTGGATCGTCAGGGGCAGGTTGTGCAGGTCCACCGAGTCGTTGGGCGCCAAGACCCCGACTGCCCGACAAATTGCGGACAACTCCGCCCTGGCGATTTGCACCGCCTGCGCATTCGGGTTGTCAAGGTTCAGGCGGGCCCACAGCAGCCGACCCTTATGCTGCCCGTCAATGACCTCGAAGGTCAGTTGCAGGTAGTGGCCTGTTCCGGCCTTGTTGGGTTTCATTTCCGACTCGCTGATAACCGCCGAGTACTTGCCGGCGGGGACTGGCTCGAAGTCGCCGGTCGGCTCGATTTTGTTGGCATCGAATCCACGAAGATCAGCCATTGCTAGTAACTCCCTCTTGTTGATGGTTGGAAAGTGCCTGCACAAACGCCGCCCACGATAGGGGCAGTTCCTCATTGATCCCGTAGCGGTTCTTGGCAACGCAGGACGGGCCGCCCACACAGCGCAGGACGCGTTCACCACCGTCCTTGCCCACCGCAAGAGCGATGGTGCGCTTGCGGCTGAAGCCGGCGTCTTCGGTCTGGATGCGGAGCTTGCGGATGGCGAAGAACACTGCATCGCTCCACTCGCCGATCAGGGCAGCGGCGTGCTTATGGAGGCGTGGAGAATAGCGGTCGTACGGAGAAGACTCCGGATCCTCGAACTTCTCCACTTTGGCGTGGGCGATGAGTATCACCGCCATGTTTCTGCCGCTACGTAGGGCGTTGAGGTGCTCGACGACCTCGCGCCAATACGTCAGGGCATGAACATAACCGCGGCCGTAGCCGCCATCAGCCTTCTCAATGCTCTTTGCGCCAGCCTCCTGGCAAACGCGGTCCCAGATGAGCCGCTCCAGCCAGTCGAGCGAGTCCACGACGACCGTCTCGTAGTCGTGTTGCTCGGCGCGAAGTTCGGCCAGCGCTCCGAGCACCTCCTCGAAGCTGCTGGCCAAGGGAAAACGGGTACAGTCGATCTCGTCGAGCCCGTCCTCGGTTTGGACAAAGACAGGCCGTGGCGCCCCGGCAGCAAAAGTTGACTTGCCGATGCCCTCCGTTCCGTACACGAGGAGTCGGGGTGGCTTGGGAGTCCGTCCCCGCTGAATGCAAGATAATTGGCTCACGAGTGGGCCTCCTGGGTTTGGGGATGGGAGAGTTCGTCGACGCGCTCGACCTTGAAGGCTCCTGGCCCGAACTCGCGGCGGAGGAAGCCGACAAAGATGCGGTTCAGTGCGCGGCCGACATCGGTGGTGGCATCTACGAGGCATTCGTGTCCGTTGGCGTCCAAGGTATACACGGCATCCAGCCGGACTTGGGCCGCACCGTGAAGGCTTTCAACGGCGAACAACGCCAGCACAAGGGACGCCTCGATCTCTTCCCGCGGTGCTTCGGGACCGAATGTGTAGCAGTACAAGTCGCAGCGCATGATTTTCTCCAGAGATAGCGCGGGCCACTATCTGTTAGCTACCCGGCGCCCGCGCGAGGTGACGAAGAACTTTTCAAAAAAGTTCGTTAGACCCGCTGCCTCGAAATGTTCGCGTAGCTTGCGACGCCGGGCGTACAGAGTGCTGCGGGGCAGACCAATGACGCGGGCGGCATCTGCCATGGAGTGCTCCTTCAGCAGCTCGGCCAGCTCGCGCAAATCGGGCGGTAGCCGATCCAGCACCTCCCTCACGTCACCGGCTAGTCGGGCGAGTTCTTCGCTCGGCCGGCGGTAGGGTCGGTGGCCCGAGCCGGGCGCACCCTGCGGAACTGAATCGGCCAGGCACGCCTCCTCGCCGTTGGGGCCCGTCGCGCGCTCCTGCAGCGAGACGATGCGGCCTTGGCGCCGCCACAGGGCCAAGCGGTCGCGCAGCAAGTTGGCACCTCCGCTGTCGAGAACAGTCGTTGCAAAGGCTTCCAGCGTCCCTCGGCTAGGATCGAAGGAGGGCCAGCGCCTGAGGAGTAAGACGGATAGGTCCTGCTCCAAGTCGTCGCGATCTTGCACGGTGAAGCCAGCACGGCGGGCGAGTTGACCGGCCTTGCGGCGCACCAACTCGCGTGTTTGGCGATCGAATGGCTGCGGATGATCGTCGTGGGCCAAGGGAAAACTCCCCCGGCCGCGCGACAGAAGGTGTGGGCCACGACGACAGGCGGATCAAAGACAAGCCGGCCACAAGGCGGTGGCGGTGCGGAGGACGCGTCGCGTCGCCCACAACGACCTCCGCCTGGCGGCCGGCCTGTTGTCTGGTTAATGGATGTGTAAAGGAGGTGTTTCTGTCAGCCAGAGCTCTCCGGCCACTTTCCGCCGATCTTGTAGGTGAACGGCAGGCCGTCACGGACCTCCAAGCCGGTGATCTCTCCGTCTCCCAGCACGGCAAGCTGGCGGAAAAACTCCACTACCTCACGCCGCAGCGCGAAGTCTTCCGCCCGGCTGCAAGGGTGGGGCCCATTCTCGCCCAGAACCTTGACCGTCTGGGTCCAGGTCACGTCGCCTGCCATATCCGGCTCACCCCGGCGGACACACAGGCGGTGGACTGTCCCGTAGCGGACGTGCTGGAACAGGGCTAAGCACGCCTGCTGGCTGCCGGTTAGGGACTGGCGTTTGAGATCGCCCCGGCCCGCAGAACCCGCGTGGCCGGGTGTTGGACTGATTGAACGCATTAAGCGCCTCCTTCTTGGCCCGGCCGCGAACTATGCGGCCGGCATAGAAGCAGTTTGAAGGAGAGCGCTGAAATGCTGTTGTCGCTAGCGCTGAAAAGCCGCTGAAAAAAAGGACAATACTATTGCGGCAGCACAAGACGGTAGTTGTCTCTCTGCTTGCCGTCGATCTGGATACAGAAGCCTGCATCGACGAGTCTTCGCCGCAGGTTGCTGATCGTCCGCTGGATTGTGTTTTTCTCCACGCGTTGGTTAGGCCAAACATCGTTGCTGAGCGACTCGACGGTCACGTACCGACCTGGGCGACGATTGAGCCGAAGCAGAATGTCGAACTCTTTGCTGTTCCCTAGGAAGCACGTTTTCCCCTGAAAATGGGCTCCCAACATTTCCTTGTCAACAACCAACTTCGCCGAACCCGTCCTGCCGGCAGTTACGGGAGTGCTCAAGCCGGCAGACTCCTGTTCCGCGCGAGCCCGCCCGCTACGGCCGCAGACTATGCTCAGTAGGCAGTTGAGCGGGTGCTGCCACTGCACAATGCTCGCGGATTCTTCACTTACCGCGCGAGCCAATGCATTACGGATTTGTTCGGCATGAAGACGGTATAGTTCATGAGCGCGCCGGGCGACTTGGCCGGCCGACTCATCCACATAGCGCAAGACGCGCGACAACTCAGGGTAGGCAGACAAGAAGGACCGGGGGTCTTCTAGGCGCTCGACTTCCAGCAGACAGCCGAAATAGCGCTCGGCGAGGATTAGGTCGTCCCCCTCGAGCTCACCGGTGAGTACGTCTGACGCATAACCAGAGGCCGGGTCCTCGCGCTCACTGAGCCCCGCCCCGAGGGCGGTCAGGCGCCGATCCACGCATTGCGAGCACCGCCCGCAGTGCGGGTGCTCGAGCGTTTGCCCGAACGTGTGCCCGCAACTGCCGGTGAGCGCGCACAGGTCGGCGTGTCCCGCGGCCTGGATCTCTTGCAGGACCGTCGTTTTTGTCTTCCATAGAAAGGGGTTCTCGACTGTGAAGTTTGATTCGAATAAAAGCGTGAAAAGCTGCCCGAAGCCATGGAGGGTCTGGGGATGTGTTGTGCGCGACGCCCTAGCTCCGAGTGCCTGCGGGCTTAGCGGTAGGTTTAAGCTGACTACGCCGTTTTCATAGAAGCGAATGCGCCAAAGACCCAACAGTCTCGCGACAAATGCAGCGACGGAAGCGAACAAAAACGAGCGGCATCGCTGACTAAACTCCACACTCAATTTCTTGCCCTTGTTAACTCTCACAGCCACGTGCAGTGGTTGCATTTGCGACCTGGCAACGCGCTCTGCGATGCGGGTCGCCAGAGCGGATTGCCGGGTGTAGATTTTGTTGACCGGCCGGTGGCTTACCAGGGCGACCTTTCGCTGGCCTTGCAAGACCTCCTGCACCGCACCACCCAGAGAGTCCAGCCCGCCGGAGAATAGCATCACCTCCTCGAAATCTCCCGCGCCTGTGCCGCCGTCGGCGAACAGATAGCCTTCCATTGGCGGCGGATTGCTATAGCGGACGAAGCCAAATTCATAATCATCGTCGGATAAGAAGCCCAAGGTTTCGGTCAGCGCCTGTGTCACAGCGGGCTGGACCCAGAGGTCGGGCCGCCGTACCGGTACCTCGAAGCGGAAATGACGCCGCCAATGTGAACCATATTCGAACTCGCGTTTGCCACCCCGAGTTGTCGCTTGGTCCGCCGTGTAGACGTAGGCGGCCAATTCCAAGAGATCTACGATCACGGGCGGCGCATTGGCACAGAGCGTCTTGCTCAAGTGTTCCAGCCCGAGATGCACGTCCCTGCGGCCACGTCCCAGGCACAGTTGAAGGGTTTGGGCCTCACTCCAGCGGGAGTCGCATGAGGTTAGCGAGGTGTTACCGCAGAGGACGAGGTGCTTATTGCACATCCCGCTCCCCCCGGACAACCAGTTCGTCTTTCAGCTTGCCCAGGGTACGGTTCACGAAACCCCGGGCAGAGGCCATGCTGCCTCCCTTTCCCCTCGGAGAATGGGCTTTTGAGTACCAGCTCGCTGCGAATTCGCGCATGATCGCGGCGACCTCGCGGCAGTGAGTCTTGAGTTGCGCGACGTACTCGTTGTGCTCGTTGGGGTCGAGAAAGCGGCCGTTGCCACCGACGTGCAACGACAATTCGCGACCAAGATGGTAAGTCAAGAAGCGTTGCGTGAAGTTGGCGAAAAAGTCATGGGCTAAAGTACCGAAGCCTCGCGATGTTGAAAGCTCGCGAGCGGCTTGATGGACCTCTGCTGGTGTCGATTCGTACAATCGGGCCGCGCGCTGGCTCAGCAAGTTGCTAAGGGACTCTACCGCTGCAAGCTGAGCCATTTCTCCAAGGTCGGTGCGTCCGCGGGCCTTATGGAGGTACCTGTCCACGGCCTCGCTGAAGGACGCGGCAATGTCGAACACGTCGGGCTCGTCCTGGACCAAGAGCCCAGCATTGCGGAGCGCTGAGGCAAAATCGTCCTTGCGAGCCGCCCAGGCCAGTTGAGCCAAAAGCCAGAAGCAGTAGGTCAGGCCTTTATCGTCGCGGGCGAATTCGAGACCTCGGGCCGCGGCCTGAGTAGTGGCAGCCGCCACGGCTGCAACTTCGGCATCTTCCGCGAGTTTAGAAACGACGCGGCCCCAGGGGGCGGTGTCTGGCAGGGTGCCGAGACGTTGATGGCCCATGACCAAGCAGTCGAGTGGGAGTTAATTAGTGCGACCAGGACGAATCTATGTGGATAGTAAACTGTGTTCCGTCGTGCCAGCAAGGCCGGTAGTGAATAGAAGTATACATACAAATCACGACCACTTATGTCTCACCGAATTCAGCCCACCGGCATCGCTGCTGTCGCCAGTCGGGTGTCGCAGCAATAACCAGCAAGTCGCAGAGCACCACGGGGTCACGGCGCCCCTGAACGCGCGGCAGGAACAGTACCTGCTCTTGGATGTCCGGCGCCAGGTGCAGCAAACTCATGATCTGGCTTACGCGCGCTGGCGTGACGTGGCCCAGGCGCGCCAGGTCAGCGTAGCTGGGTACGTCTCCTGCTCTTATTAGCGTCTCAAAACGAATTGCCAAGGCGAGCAGCCTTGAGACACGGGGTATCCGACCCGGCTCGGGTGCCGGACGAGTCGGCTCTGCCCCCGGCTGCAGTTCCTTGCGGCCCCGATCCCGGCGCTGGAAGTGGACGGCACACTCGATCGTCAGCGGCTGGCTCATGCGCTCAGGCCCTCCTTTCGTTTGGCCAGCTCGTCAGCTAGCGTCTTGATGCCCGTCGGCCGAAACACAATCGACACCTTGCCCGCCACGCCGTTATAGTCGACCTGCTCGACCAAGAGGCCAATTACGCGGGCCTGTTCGGTGGGTGTCAATGAGCCCCAGACAGGGTCGAACACGGACAGCGCAGCGGTCGCCTCGTCCTCGCCCAGGAGCTGCTCCTGGATCGCCCGGATCTGCTCGCGGATCGTTTCCGCCCGACCGCCCACCAGGCGAATACGCTCTTGCAGGTCGGCCAGGCGCGCGATGACTATGCTGTTGTCGTCACCGGGCCTGACCTGACCCGACAGCTTGTTGACCTCGCTGCCCCAGCGCGCCAAGTCGCGCTCCAGGCCCCGCCGCTCGGTTTCTAACTCCGCGACGCGGGTCTCATCTTGGCTACGCGCCTGGCTGATGACCTCGCGGACCAGCGCGGGGTCCGAGCCGACACACTTGATGCGCTCCAGTACCAGTTGCTCGATTTGCCCGGCCGGGATGGATTTCGATGGGCAGCGGTCCCACCCACGCTTCTGGGCGTTGCCGCAAACGTAGTAGCGATAGCGCTTATCGCCTTTGGTTGTGTGAGAGGGCGACATGGCACACCCGCAAGGGGCGCAACGCAGGATCCCCTTCAGGAAGGCGCCGAACTGATTGCGTACGGCGGCCCCGCCAGTGCGGCTATTACGGCGCAGCAAATCTTGTACGCGAGCAAAGACCGCCGGATCTACGATCGCTGGGTGTTCGCCCTGATGGATCTCTTCCTTGTAACGCACATTGCCGATGTAGACGACATTCGTCAGCAGCCGATGCAGGTTCGTCTTGGTGAAGCCGTCACCACCTTCCTCCTTGCCCGAGCGAGTTACCCAGCGCTTGTTTAGCCAGCCGCGGGCCTCCAGTTCACGGACGACCGGTAATAGAGCCTCGTGTTCCAAGTACAAGGCGAAGATGGCCCGCACGCGGTTGGCTTCCTCCTCGTTCACGACCAAGTGAAAGCCGCGTTCGTCCACATCGTAGCCCAAGATGGGCCTGCCGCCCGACCATTTGCCCTTGCGCCGTGTGGCAGCGATCTTGTCCCTGGTTCGTTCGGAGATGATTTCTCTCTCGAATTGCGCGAACGAAAGCAGCACGTTCAGCACCAGTCGGCCCATCGAAGTGCTGGTGTTGAATTGCTGGGTGACCGAAACGAAGGAAACCCGATGTTTCTCAAATAGCTCCATCATCCGGGCGAAGTCTAGCAGTGAGCGACTTAAGCGGTCCACTTTATAAACGACGACGCAATCAACCTTGCCCGCCTCGATGTCGGCCAGGAGGCGCTGCAGGCCAGGTCTGTCGGTATTGCCGCCGGTGAAGCCGCCATCGTCGAAGCGCTCTGGCAAGCAGGTCCAGCCCTCGCCTTGCTGGCTGGCGATGAATGCCTCGGCGGATTCGCGCTGGGCATCAAGGGAATTAAACTCCTGCTCAAGGCCCTCTTCGGTGGACTTGCGGGTGTAGACTGCGCAGCGTACCAGGGGCAGAGTGGCCCGGCTGCCGTTAGGCGCATTTTTCTTCATTGCGCATCTCCTTGGATGTTTAAGCGGAAGAACAAGTAGCCATTGCAATGGGAGCCTGTGATCGCCTTCGCGACGGCGCTAAGCGAGCCATAGAATTCCCCTAGGAACTCGAAGCCCTGGGGGAGAACCTGCACCTGCAGCGTGCGGCCCTTGTACGGCCGAGAGATAATCGTCCCCGGTGGGGGCAGGCGGTCGTCTGGCCGGGAGTCGAGGCGGGCGGTAACTGTGCGCTCTGGTGGGGCCCCGGTTGCCGCAACGCGCGGTGGATTCAGGCGGAGGTCCGCATCGTTGGCTAGCTCGGCGGCCCGTTGCCGTGCGCGTTCCGACAGGTCGCCCTCGGTGATGGCTTGGATGCGCCACGCGATGCGCTTGACCAGCCAGGTACGGTTCTTGGTGAGGGTGACCTCGCCGAAGACCTCGGCGTAGCGGTCCCGCAACTGCGGCACGGTCATTCGCTGCAGGGCGGCAAGTTCGCGTGGAATGTTCAACTCCATAGCTACTCTCCTTTCTCGGGTACGTTAACACGTGGGTCCACTGAGCCTCATTTCCGTCGGAAGCTCAAGGGGATTCAGAGAGCAATTCGGGAGATTATTCGCGCCGGGCGAGGGTCCCGAATCGGAGTGGAGGATGGGTCGGCGTAGCCGCAGCAGGCCGGCGGCAAGGATGCGGGCCAGCTCTCTGAGCTGTTCGTTGGGGGGTAAGGCTGTGGAGTGGTCGTGCAGTCGCAAGGGACCTCCGGAGTCGGAGTGCCCACAGCGACCTTCGCCTGGCGACTGGCCGGCTGTCTGGCGGGAAAACGATGCCTCTAATTGTTAACTACCCAGGACAGGTTCGAGGTGACGGACCCAAGACCGGAATTGCGAAATTCGCGCAGCGAACCCAGCGTGAGCTGCCGCCTCGGCTCGATCGCGCCGAGCCGAGTACTGCGGCACCCACTGAATTCTGGTCCTGGTAGGAGGCCCGATGGTGCCTGGCGCCCGTCTACCGCAGTGACACCGCTCCTAGCAATTCGGCTTGCTTGGGGAGGTACATCCCAATGTCCAAGCGGCCTCTCACGAGCAAAGGGCGGTTCAAGTTTTGGCTGAACCCGCGTGCAACCCCT